CGTGGTGCTCCCCAACAATTTGAAATTTTAAAAAGATCTTCTGTGTCCTTCTTAAGAATAGACGGCACAACTCTGCTTTTGGCTTCAGCTCGCAAGCGAGTAGAGCCAATAACGTCAATTGCAGCGTTATGGTCCAACTCCTTAATGTATTTCGCATTAGGGTGAACTTCTGAAGATTCAATAACACGCTTTCCATACTGCGTATCTGGAATCTCTGTAGCTGCCGCTATTCCTCGAATTCCTGGCAAGTCTAGGAGTTTTTTCCTCAACTCCATAGCTTGACCTTGTGTCACTGTCATCATAACACCATACTTCTTCTCTGGATTCCCACCAATGTGAAATCCAGCAACCACAGGCTGTTTGCCTTCAGTTACAAGGATCGACATACAAGTACCGTTCGTAGCCTTGGAAGTAGTATAGCATCCACCATCCATTTTGAGATATTTGTGCCCATATTTGCCATGTTCAACAGTCATCTTTTCATGACTCAAATTGGCTTCTTTATCACGTATCATCATAGTACAAACCGATATTCCTGTCGGTAGTGATAAGGGCAAAAATTTCTTCAAATTGTCGGTGATATCAGGACACCGCTCAACAAAACACTCAACCATATCCAACCCATCAAGGGCTACGGCATTGTGATCCAATTGAGCTATGAATTTAAACTTGCTGGTTTTCTTGTCCGAATTGCGGTAAACTTCACCGCGGACATACTCAACAGGTTTTTCCTCCATATTGGATTTTGGGTAAAAGATGTGTTTTGGGAACCACACATAACCTTTCTCGGGATAAATGATGTTGCATCCGGTTTCAGAACCATCAGATCGTGTAAAATGACACCAACCTTGATTCTTTTCTCCGGTTTTCAAAACATGTTCAGGAATTGCTCCCTTCACAGATGATTCAGCTTTCCATCCAATCTGTTTCATCATATATCCAAACCATCCAGGTTGCTTATCAATATCTTCTGGTGTCAAAGCAGCGGGTTCAGTTTTAAGACGGTTATCATTCCACATCTTAATAAGTTTTACACCCAAGGCCAAAGTAGCTATAAATAGCACTCCCTTAGGAAACTTTCCATCTCTTACTCGCTTGGCATAATCAGGAAGGGCATCGCGTTTCTTTGCGTACTCATCCTGTATTTGCTTCAATCGTACCTGGTGCCAGAAAAATCCTAACACAGCAGTTGACCAAAGAGAAGCAATTCCAGATACTCCGACAGCTTTGTTCTTTTTGACTAAACCATATCCACAAAGGGACAAGCCAATCAAACCAGCAAACCGTAAAGGTCTGCGAACATCATAGAAAGCTGCAGCACTCTGCCAAGCTGTTACCGAACGTTGAAAGGTTGAAGTCTGAAACAACCAGTCCGGTGTTATTGCAACCAATAATGGCGTACCTTTTTCGTTCATCTCTTGCTGAATTTCCTTAGCAAGTTGATTGGTCGCCATTTTTCGAATTGGTGAAAATCCAACACACCAATTAATGAGATCAATAGGTCGAGTCCACGATTTAATGTAATTATCAATCGCCTTCTTTGCAGCACCCACAGCAATTTCGGAAATCATATCCATAGCGTGGGGCTGTACGTCTTTAGACTTTTCAACCTTGACACATTTGCAATATTCGGGGAACTGCTTGCAATCTTTACAAAATTTTGCTTTAGCAGATTCCTTTGACTTTTTAATGAGTCCATCCTGTTCTTCCTTGTGATCTTTGGAAAGTTGAATTACCACTTCCAAATAATCACGCAAGTGAAGTTTCTCACAATGAATGATACGTCCATCATCCATTTGAACGTCCATTACTTTGAACTTGTAATCTGTCTTGTTTTTAGCAAGTTCAAAAGTTTCAATTTCTTCAATAGTAAGCTCCCAAATATCTTGAACCAATGAGGTTGAGTTCTTAATTTCAGGATGCTTCTTATTCAAAGTGAGACTACCAGGTTTACGATATTCTTCACGTACTACAACATTCACATGGTAGAAACGACGAAGAATTGACTCGGGACAGTTTGAATACTGCCGTGCTCCCAAATCCTTCACATTTGATGTTACAATTCCACATTTGAAATCGATAAACACCACACCTTTTGCGTTAAGTTCAGCTTTAATCGCCTGAGCTGCAACATTATTGAAGAATTTGATGATCACGGATG